GGACCAAAAGAAATAATGAACTACACAACGCCCCGTGCGAAGCTTCTCAATGAAGTAATGGAAATTGTCCACAAGGATCGTAATGCAAACTACGGAAACCCAGAGAACAACTTTCAACAGATTGCGGACTTGTGGAACGCATACTGGACTGCGAGAAACAAGAACATGTATCGTGGACAAGGAGAACCACCACAACTCTTATTCACTAGTCACGATGTAGCAATCATGAACATGATGATTAAGATTGCACGTCTTGCAAAGAATCCACAACATCACGACTCTGTAGTAGATATTGCAGGTTATGCTGCATGTCTTGCAGATGTCCAAGAATCGGGGAAACCCGTTGGCTCAGCTAGCGCCTAAGCTGCATTGTTCTTAACTTAACTTGAATGGAATTGACTTTACCATGAGCTCTACTGAACTTGATCTTGACGATATCAACTCCTTGCTTGATGCAACGATGGATGATCTTGATGATCTTCCGCCAGTTGGAGTTCCTCCTAGCGGGCATTACAATCTCACTGTTTCTTTTGGAATTGAAAAGGTGAAGGAAGGAACAAAGGAAGAACGTGAACTCCCAGTCGCACGATATGTGATCGATGCAATCAATGAGTTGAAGGACGAAGAAGAACGTGGAGATGTTGCAATCGGGCAGCAATTCATGGAATTCTTCTATCTCAAGAAGAAGACTGGTGAGAAGAATACCTTTGGTATTGGCACGCTGAAAGAAAGGCTCAAGCCGCACGCTGAACGATTCGGAACCACGAATATCGGGGAACTGATCAATCAGGTGAAGCAAGTCTCTATTACTGCGTCAATCAAAAGGACTCAGAATAAGATGAATGAAGACCAGTACAACATGCAGATGAAGGACATCGTTCTGCTCTGAGCTGAGGATTAAGCTCTGCCCCTTGGAGTTGTTGGCCAGGGGGATTTGCTTAGTTTTTATTCATGACGCACATAAAGGAGAACTAAAATTATTATCGGATTCTTTGGAGTTGATGGCCGGTTCCAGAACGACCGAGCTTATCTCTCCCGCCTCAATGAAATGATTGGGCCTCACCATGTCAAGGTTGCAATCTCCGACACAGGAGTAGAATACTTCAATGTGTTCGCAAGCAAAGCCAAGGCAAGTAATCTCGATGCAGCCATTGTGACGGATTCTAGTCTACTAAGTCTCATTCTCAAAGGCCAACCAGATTACAAGCAAGCATTCAACAAGAATGGCAGTGAGAAGAAACTCACCCTTAACGACTACCATGGAAGTCTGATTGAGATTGCAGGACACAGATTGGGCAGAGAGAAACCCATGGAGGTTTTGTTCTTGAATCCTCTAGAGCATATCAGGACTGTGCCAGAGGGAAACTTTATCTTCAAGAGATTCATTAGTAAACTCACAAAGCCTGAGACTTGGTTTCCTCAAACAGATTTCACCTGGGAGTTAGCGAATGAAGATTCAGTTGCTGGTCTGTATGATTTATTTATGGGCGCAATTCTTATTGCAGCCGACACCGAGACCGACGAAGGTTCCCCACTTCGTACTATTAACTGTTCAGGTTACTGCGCTTTGTTTCCTGACGGTTCATCTCATTCTGTCGTAATCCCAACAGATACATTCTGGGGTGTGACATGGATGAGAAGGTTTAATCAACTCAAAGCACCAAAGGTATTTCAAAATGGCCTCTATGACAACCTTTATTATTTCAGGTATAACAGTCCTTGCAATAATTGGCTCTACGATACTCAACATCTTTTTCATGCGTGGTTTAGTGAGCTTCCTAAGAGGCTCGATTATATCACGGCTTTCTCTATTAGAAAAGTCAGATATTGGAAAGATGATGGCAAGTCTGGGCGTGGCTTGGATCATTTTGAATATAACGCTCGTGATTGTTGGGCTACTCTTAATTCGTGCTTATCTCTCCTGAGTGAGATGCCAGACTGGGCAATTAGTAATTACCTTGAGGAGTTCCCAAATGTATTTCCTAGTCTCCATGTTGAGGCGGATGGGATGGCTATTGACAAAGCGGAATTTGAAGCTAGCCGCCTCGAAATTCAAGAACAACTTCGTCCGCTCGAAGAGAAGTTAGCTAAGTGGATTCATCCACAGTTCAATCCAGCTTCATCCGATCAATGTAAAAGATTGCTCCGTAATCTCGGAGCGGCAGACAAATATGGAAATGTTGAATCAGCGGATGAGGCGCACCTTAACGCGGCGGCAGCCATCCACCCGCTTAACTCTCTCATCCTTGATCTCATATTGGAAGTTAGAGGTCTTCGCAAACTCCTCAACACCTATCTCGTTTGGGAAAAGTTTTGGGATGAGCGACTCCACTGTAAGTTCAATCCTGCAGGCACAGACACAGGAAGATTTAATTGTGCAGAGTCAAGCTTTTGGTGTGGACTTAGTTTGCAAACAATTCCAGTCCGTGACGGGCCAGCCATTAGACGATTTATCAAAAGTGATGATGGCTGGTTACTTGGAGAGAATGACTTCCCTCAATCCGAAGCCCGGTGTATTGGATACATGGCGGGATGCCAGAATCTTATCGATCTTGTCGAAGGTCCACATGACTATCACGCGTGGAACGCACAATCATTCTTTGGTGTTCCATACCAAGATATCTACGATGAAGAGCTGAAGAAAGTCAAGAATAAAAAGCTCCGTGATTTGAGCAAGAGAACAAACCATGGAAGCAACTATAACATGGGTGCTACTGTAATGTTGCAAACTATGGGGCCGAAGTTAGTAGCAGAAGCAAAGAGTGTCTTGAAGCTGCCGGCTAAGTGGAGTCTAATTGAAGTCTGTCAGTATCTATTGGACCAATATGCGAAAACTTATCCAGAAGTTAAGAAAGACTACCAAGAATGGATCAAGCGGACAATATCGATTACTAAGAAACTGGTTAGCCCGCTTGGGTGGACGCGTTATTTCTTTTCAAATCCATCAGGCTCGAAACCCGCGCTCAATGCAGCAGTTGCTCACGGCCCGCAAAACCTTAGCGGCATTCTTCTCAACCGGGGATTTTATAAAGCTTGGAGAGAAAGCGTTTATGGTCAAGTACGTGGCCATCTCCGAATCAAAGCGCCAATACATGATAGTCTTCTCTACGGCTACAATCGATCTGACGTTCCATTACTTGTGAAAGAGTGGATGACTCAGCCTGTGAATGTGAAAGATATTAACGGAAAGGTAAGGACTATGGTGATTCATGCGGATATTTCTACAGGTGGAGAGAATGGTGAAACTCATTGGGCTCGTTTAAAATGAACACACCGTGTAAAGAAACTAATTATGCTCCAGATAAAGACGGCTATTCTTTAATGGATGTCAATAAAGAGCATACTAGAGTACACAGATACGCGTATGTATTAGCTAATAATCTCACATTAAAAGATATAAAAGGAAAATTAGTTAGGCATTTATGTAATAACCCCAGATGTATTAATCCCGAGCATCTTGCATTGGGTACTAACCAAGATAATACTAATGATAAAATTGCTGCAGGTCGTGTACCAAAAGGCACAAAACATTGGAATGCAAAGTTAAACGATTCAGATATCCTAGCTATAAGAGCTAGCAGAGAGCAATTAAAAGTTCTGTCTGTCAGGTATGAAGTTAGTGTCTCTATGATTTCTATGATTCGTAACAGAAGAGTTTGGAAACACTTGAAGTAGCAGAAATGACATCAAACACTGATCTATTCAGTCTTTATTTCGAGCTCACCAAAGATACAGAATCTCCACAAATCTTCCATCGCTGGACTTGTATTTCCATCATCTCCGCCCTTTTAGGACGACAGGTTTGGGTGCCATTCGGAGCCTTCCGGATTTTCCCCAACCAATACATTATGCTCATCGGGGAAGCTGGAAGTAGAAAGTCTGTTGCGATTAAATATGGGAAGAAATTACTCTCACGAGCTGGATATTCTACCTTTGCTGCCGAAAAAACTACGAAAGAAAAATTCCTCCTTGATCTGGAAGGATTGGAAGAACTTGATGGAAAGGAAATGACAGATGTTGGAGTCATGCAGAGCTTATTTAACACAGATGTCAACTCGATGGAACCAAAAGAGGTTTACATTGTGGCAGATGAGTTTAATGATTTCATGCGCTGTGGCGATATGGAGTTCCATTCTATGCTGGGCGCTCTATGGGATTACGATGACGAGACTGGACAATATAAACAACGACTTAAGAACTCTAAAAGCATCGCAATCTACCAGCCAACAATCAATATATTTGGGGGAAACACACACGAAGGTTTTGCTGAGATGTTTCCTCCACAAGCAATTGGGCAGGGATTCTTATCTCGTATGCTCCTCATCTTCTCAGAACCAAGTGGAAGGAAAATAGCATGGCCGGAGAAACCGTCAGCGGAGAAGGAAGACTTGTTTATCAAGGCACTTCAGCAGATCAAAACGAAAATGAACGGGCCGTTGTCATTGTCTGCAAGAGCAAAGGAAATCTTGACAGTCTTATACAACACCTACGAGGGGTTCACGGATGTGAGATTCACGAGCTATTTCACTCGCCGGTACACACACCTGATAAAATTATGTATTGTGTGTGCAGCAGCGAAGGGGAAGAGTCTGATCGACACACATGAAGTTATGTTAGCGAATACTATTCTTGCCTACACAGAACACTTCATGCCTAAAGCCTTGGGCGAATT